TGATGGCCGGTGCGGTGGTCGCCGTGCCGAACGTCTGACCGGAGACCTTGCCGGCAAAGGCATGGTGCTGCAGGTAGAAGAATCGGGCGGCGCGCTGGATGTCGGTGAGGGTTTCGGGGCGGGTCATTTTCTGCCATTCGAACACCTGCCGCGAGCTGAGCGCCCATTTGAACTGGCGCACGAACTCTTCGAGGTGGTTCTGCACGACGCGGTAAAGCGTGACTAGGTCGCCGTTGATGTCGTTGAGGACTTCGACAGGCGATGGCTGGGGCTTCATAAAGTACAGCGCGGCACCGCCGGCAAAGACTTCGACATAGCATTCGTGAGGCGGAAAAAGCGGAAGGAGACGGTCGGCCAGGCGGCGTTTGCCGCCCATCCAAGGAATGATGGGTGTAGACATAAATAGCAAGACCTTTACTGTATATATAAACAGGTGCTAGGCTCGCCGCGCTTTGTGCACGGAGCAAGAGCCCTGGCTGGACTTGCAGGGACAATCTGCAGGGACGGCGGTCGGCCTGGATGTTGACGCATCCAAGCCAACCGCTCTTTTTCAATCCAGTATTGAGGTTGACCCCAATGTGATATTGATAAGCGCAGCACGCTTCACCACCAATCATGCAAAGCAAGGAGGTTTTATGAGTGCGCAACCAATTGAGTACTACCTCGAGGTCTACGAGAACTCCTTTATCAATGACCCGGTATGGAGCGTTGAGGCGAAAACTCCATTCCCGACTGTGTCAATAGGTGATCGCTTTAATCATCGAGGCCTTGACGTTGCGTGGGACAAGGAAGCAACCGATGACCAGGAATACAGAGTCATAGACATTGACCATATATTCTGGGATATCGGTGGAAAACTAGGTCATAAGCTAATGGTGAAGCTTGCGCTAACACATCGCACGCAGGACTTCTAAGTAGCTTTTTTAGCGAAGAATCTCGCGGATATACGCCTGACAAGCCGCGAGGGCAATCAGCCCCCGGTCGCCGTCGTCGGTGACGCCGATAATTCGTTGAGCATGCGCTGGGTCAAGTTCGGCTCTTGTGGTGCCATGAACCATGCTGCCGGTTGTGGCGGTGGTTGGCATCGACCCGTTGCCGGCGCCGGTGGTGGCATCGAGGAGGACTGACAGGCGCAGATCAGCAGTGGCAAGGCGATCGCGCAGGCGATCTTGATCACGTTGGACATCGCTCAAGGCTCGGTAATGGGTTTGTTCACTGGACGCCAGGCGCTGCTCGAGCGCGAGGCGTTTGTCTTGTTCGGCCCGCTGCTGCGCGACTGAAGCGAGGGCCAGTTGATTGAGCGCTTCGGTGTGGAGGCGAGCCTGCTCTGCGAGCTGTTTGCCGTAGCGCCAATCCTGCACTTGCCATGCGATGGCAGCGGATCCGCCGGCCAGAGTGGCCAGCAGCGCCGCGTTGACCAAAAACCGATACGGCGCCGGGATCATTTCGCCGAGGCGCATAGCACCGCCCTCGCCCGCTCCCACAACTGCAAGCGATCCTGCAGACCATTCAGGCCGCCGTTGATCTTGCGGGTGATGGCTTCGAACTCGTGTCGATCCGCCAGAGCATTCAGCTCACGAACCCACCAGAACCACGCGGCCGACTCGGCGGCCCACTGCGGCAGCTCTAGCAACTCAGGCGTGCGCAACAAACGCGCGTCGCCGAACAGCGCCAAGCTGCAGCGCAGGTAGTTGTTGTGGCCGGTGATCTGAATCAGCCCCCGGCCGCGGTAACGCTGGCCATCGCCGTCGGCCTCGGGCGTGTTGCCCAGCCGTGCGGCGAGAGTGCCGGTGTCGTACTTGCTCAGGTACTGGTCGCCGCCCAATTCGCGCACGTGATTCAGCTCGCCGGACTCGTGCCCGACCTGGGCGAGAAACGCGGCCTGGCGTTGCGGCGTGTTGATCTGCCGGTGGGCCATGGCGGCATTGAGCGCAGAAACAAAAACGCCCGCTTGGCGGCGGGCGTTGGGCATGATGCGTTGCAGCTGTTGTTCCGTCAGTGACATGGGGTTCTCCTGGGTGATGGGAATGCAGCATTACTGCTTGATCTGAACAACCTTCAGATCCTTCGCCGGCTCTTTCTTCTTGCCTTTGGCTTTCGCCTTGCCCTTTTTGCCGCCGTTGCACTCGACCGTCGTGCTCCAGCCGGCCTGGGTGAACACCTGCTCCACCGAGTCGACCAGGTACTCGCCGTCGAGCCCGACCTTGAAGCCCTGGGCGTTGATCGATCGCTCGGCGAACAAGTCGGTGCGCCCCGCCATTTCCAGCCGGACTCCGGCCGTGGAGCGGTTGAACGCGGTGAGACGAGCCTGGGCTGCCGCTTCGGCGGCGGATTTGTTCGGGTAGATGTGACGATCAGTGTGCACCGGCGGTAAACCGTCGGGTGTTTCGTCATTGTCGAGGGCGACCACGGCGAGCTTGCCGGTCCTCTTGTCCTGATGCTTGGCCGACACGGCCTTGTGGGTATTGCGATCACCGAGTCTGAACTGGAAGCGGCTTACGTCCGGGCGGCGGATTGTCACCACACCAAACACCTTGCCCGAAGCGCTCTGCCCGGCTTGCCGTGGCATCACCAGCAGTTTGCCGTCAGCGACCTTGGCGATGCAGTCGTACTGCTTGGCGAGGCGCGTGATGAAGTTGAAGTCCGACTCGTTGAGCTGATCGGCGCGCGGCACCTTGGTCTGAACCGGGCAGACTGCTTGCCAGCCGTTGCGAGCGGCGACGTCCGCGACGATCCGCGACAGCGGCACGTTTTCCCAACTGCCGCTGCGCGTGGTCTTGCCACTGCCGCGCATGTCGCTGGCCTTGCCGCTGATCACCAACGTGTCCGGCGGGCCGGACAGCTCGATCTCATCGACGACGTAACGGCCGATGCGGGTCAGTTTGGTTTCCGCGTAGCCCAGGTAGATCTCGATGCTGGCTCCACGCGGAGGCAGTACCACCGCGCTGTCACGGTCGTCGATGCGCAGTTCGAACTCGTCGGACTCCATGCCGGGTTTGTCGGTGGTCTTCAGCTGCAGCAGACGGTCATTGATCCGCTGGGTGATATCGGCACCATCGGCCACGACGCGAAAAATGGGGGTCATTGTTCTGTCCAAAAGAAAGCCCGCATAAGACGGGCCGTTTGAGTTAGTGCGCGAAGCGTCGCAGGAGCATCAGCCCCACAGCATTACCTCGCTATTGTCGGGTGCTGGCAAATCTGGCAGCTCGATTACGATGCCGGCGCGATAGGGCTGAGGCTCATCGGCCAAGCCCTGATTGGCATCCAGCACCGCCTCGACCGTCCCGTTGAGATGCCCATAAGCGTGGTAGCACAGGGTATCGAGCAGATCCCCGTCAGACGTTCTGCAGGTCATCGCCATAACGCACAAACTCCAAAGTGAACGCCTGCTTGCGCGGAATCCCGCCCTGCAGCAGCGCGCTTTGTTCTTCGTCGACATTCTTCAAGCACCAGGTGCCAAGCACGTCGCCATAGCCGGTGGTCAGCGTCAGCGGCAGCTGCTGAGCGCCGAGGCTGCGCAGCGTATCCAGCTGCTTGATCCCACCCTTGAAGCCGGGAAAGATCGCACCCTTGAGGGTGATCTTGTCCTCACCGATGCCCACCGCTTGCTGCGCAGGCCGGCGAGTCAGGCGTTCCTGCGAGGCCCAGCGGTACTCCGTGGACCGCCGCAGCTCGTCGAAGGCGGCGGTATCCAGGTTGAAGTAATACGGCACCGCCTTCGGATCCAGCGGCTGCACGATCAGCAGGTGCGGAAAAGGCTTCACCGCTTCCGGCACCGGCGTCGCGTCCCCGGCCAACGATCCGGTCGGCAGGATGTTGCCCAGCGACGGGCTGACCTTGCCGGCGATCTTGTTGATTGCGGTTGAGGCCCGGGCGGCCTGTTCCTTCAGTTGGCCCATGCGCTCATCGATCTCTGACACGGCTCGCGTGGCCTTGTTGTAAGTGGCTACCACCTGGCCGACCTTGGCCTGGGCGGCATTCACCCCGCGCATCACGCGCTGCAGCTTTTCCCCGATTGCCGGACCGACAAAGGGAATACCCTCCAGCTCCGAGGCTGCGCCGCTGATTTCGCTGATCGCGCCATTGACCGGCCCCATCATGCCGTCGAGGCTGCGCCGGCCGGTCTCCCCCGCTGCTGCCAGTTGCTTGAGCCCTGACTGCAGTTGTTCCATGTAGGCCATGAGCCCTCCTTACACATGCGGCTCGTCGTAGAGTTTGCGGTTCTGCAGCTGCTGCGTGGCCTGCTGCATTTG